CGATCTTATTCCTATAATAGAAGGTACCATACGCAGAGACATATCCAAATGGATGGGATATGTGACAGTAAATTCGGTCTCTATTTCCGGTAATTCCGACAACGAGAATTATAATAAAATATCAGTTAACGTGTCGTTTACCGTTCCGTCCATTGGGATATCGGATGAACAAACTTTAACTGTGGCAATGAACACAAATAATATATGATTCTAGATACACCGAAATCTTTCCAACCCGGCAAAAAAGACGTAAAATATCTTAGCAAGGACTTTGGTCAATTGAAGCAATCGTTGACCGACTTTGCCAAGACATACTATCCAAACACATACAAAGATTTTAGCGATGCATCTCCGGGAATGATGTATATAGAAATGGCCGCGTATGTTGGGGATATATTATCATATTACGTAGATTATCAATTCAAGGAATCTATTTTGGTAAACGCGGAGGAAAGACAAAATATAATAGATTCGGCGAGGGCAATGGGATATAAATCCAAGGCGTCAACTCCAAGCGTAACCACATTGGATGTTTATCAATTGGTACCAGCAAAGACGGACGTTGATGGTTCGTTTGTTCCGGATTTGAATTATGCACAAATAATCAAGCCGGGAATGTCGTCTGTCAGTGACTCCGGGGTGAACTTTCTCACAAACTCTCCGGTAGATTTTACAGTAGACACGAAAAATGACCCGTTGGAAGTATCCGTATATCAACGGAACTCCGCCGGTCAACCTGAATTTTTTGTTCTAAAAAAGAGCGCAAATGCGTTTTCCGGTAAATTTGTATCTAAGCAAATATCTGTGGGTAGCCCAACTCCATTTTTCAAAACATATTTGAATGAGACCAACGTAATAGAAGTGTTCGATATGTACGATTCAGATGGAAACCGTTGGAACGAGACGGAGTATCTCGCACAAGACTTGGTTCCAATCGAATCGGAAAACATAATCAAGAATGATACGGCACTCTCGGTTTATAGAGACACCGCACCATTTCTGTTAAAATACCTCAAAACCTCCAAACGATTCGTTACGGGAGTCAACGCAGATGGCACCACGTTTATAGAATTTGGTTCCGGTACCAACATATCCGACGATGAAATAGTAATACCAAATATTTATACCGTTGGAAAAGTTTCGACGTTCAGAACAGAAGGAGTTTACTATGACCCATCGAACTTTATGTCGTCCAACGCATTTGGACAAGCTCCGGCGAATACAACTCTGACCGTAAGATATGTTGTCGGGGGAGGAATAGAGAGTAATGTAAACGCAAATTCCATAAAAAATACTACGAGTGTAGAATTTTTCGGGGACGTGACGGAGTTGCCAACGTTGGAAAGAAATCTCACCGATTTAGTTCGGCGCTCAATCAAAGTCAATAATCCAATCCCGGCGGCGGGTGGCAGAGGGGCGGAGACCAACGATGAATTGAGAAACAACGCGATAGCAAGTTGTTCGTCACAAGGCAGAGCGGTGACACAGAAAGATTATGTTGTGCGTACGTATGCCATGCCGTCCAAGTATGGAGCAATCGCCAAGGCATATGCAGTAACAGACACCCAGTTGGATATGTCAAATATACAGGCCGCTACTGCGTATGCTTCGTCATCCGGTGGAATGTCTCCGCAAAATATAAATCAATATCAACCAGAAAAAAATAACCCTTTTTCTATAAATCTATATTTACTGTGCTACGACAAGTCTCAGAGATTGATAAATTCAAACGCGGCAATACAGCAAAATTTAAAAAATTACATCAATCAATATAGAATGTTGACCGACAGCGTAAATCTTTTGGATGGGTATATTATAAATATAGGGGTGGATTTTACCATAGTGGCATATAAAAATTATAATAAGCGGGAAATTTTGGCAAATTGTATCACGTTGGTAGGAAAGTACTTCGATATAAACAATATCCAATTCTGTCAACCAATAAACTTGAGCAGGCTAGAACTGGAGATTGGCAAGGTAGACGGCGTCCAGTCTGTGTCTTCCCTGAAAGTGAAAAATTTGACCCTTCGGGACGGAGATTATTCGAAACACGAATATGATATTGATAAAGCAACGGTCGATAAAATTATATACCCGTCCATTGACCCATCGGTGTTTGAAGTTAGGTTTCCTAGTAAAGATATCGTGGGTAGAGTAAGTTGATTTATTGGTCGAGTTACCACGACCTTTAGAAAGCAAGATAAACAGCAAAGATTGCGGCGGACTTGATATTTATTTATAACGCAATGCATTACTTTTTATATCCAACCAAAGACGCTTTCATTTCAAATGACCCGGCGTACACATTAAAAAATACCGGAATTGACGAAATTCTCGAAGTAGAAAAGCGCATATCTGCGACCAGTTGTGCCAGCTCCACAACGTATTCTAGTTTAGTCGGATATACAAGCTCAAGTCTGGAGTTGCTGTCCGGCTCAATGTCGGCATCATTCGATTCCGGGTCCACCGACCCACACGTCGTGTCCAGTTCGTATATAACAGCCACCGGGGATACGTCGCTGGGATCGGTGTTATCCAGAGCTTTGTTGCAATTCAACTTGCAGGGAATATCCTCTTCAATTTCATCCGGAGAAATTACGAACCCGAAATTTTATTTGAATCTCAAAACTTGTAACGCAGTGGAGATTCCAATAGCGTATACATTGGTCGCATATCCACTAGCAGTAACTTGGAGCATGGGTACCGGGTACAAGTATGACGGACAAGCATATGCAAACGGTGTTAACTGGAAGTATCTCGATGCCGCACAGACCAGTCGGTGGTATAGTGGCTCTCTGAAAGACTGCTCCGGTGGCGGTAAATGGTGGGTATCCGCAAGTCTTATCGGATATGGTTCCGGATATGCCGAGCCTCCATTCGTAGACCCATACAATCCGTACCCAGAGTGCCCAACATCTAGTTACGTGGCACCAACAGCGTCCGTGATACAACCAGTTACGGGCGGATTTGCGTGCTACCAGACATTTGATTACGAGACGTCCGACGTTAAGATGGACGTGACTACAATAGTGAATGCTTGGTTGTCCCGGACAATTGTTAACAATGGGATAATATTGATGCACAGTGACGAATCAAGCTCCGTAGATTACGGCAGTTTGAAGTTCTTTTCCAAGGAATCCAATACAATATATTCTCCGTACATAGATGTTGCATGGGATGACAGTACGTTTGTCACCGGAAGTGATGAAGTTAGACTCAATGATACCGTGGTCAGTATAAAAAATATGACCAAAGAATACAAAAGCGGAGCTGTGCTAAGACTGGATGTTTCGGCTAGAAAACGCTACCCAACAAAAACATTCACCAACAGATTATCGGACTATCTTGTTCCATACGCATTACCATACAACAGTTTCTATTCTGTCAAAGATGCCGAAAGCGAGGATTTGGTCCTCCCATATGATAATTATACGAGATTGAGTTTTGATGTGAACGGCAACTTCTTTATGCTAGATACGACCGGACTTCCTCAAGAGAGATATTTCAAAATTGAGATTCGGTCGGAACAGAGTGGCTCAATAATGACATTCTCGGTCCCAACCACATTTAAAATTTCAAGATGAAAGTCAATCCATACATGGTGGGATATAGTCAATCAGACATAGAAAAGTTGTATACCAGTGCATCTATATCCCCACGAATAGATTCGTACGCAAATCTCGCGATACAAAATGTCAAATACCAAATGTATTCGTCTTCTATCACTATACCATTGACAAATGTTATATATAACCCAACTAAAGTGGAGACTGCATACGACGTTAATTTTAATCAACTATGATTCTATCCGACATTCTATATAAAACCGCCTCGACCTCGTCTTTGAGCGTTGGTTCCACAATGACGGAATCGCAGTTGCAGTTTTTAACGGACGGCAGTTCGTCGATGAATTTTCCATTCGGCTCGTCACCGAACGATATAGTAAAACTTTCGGTATATGATTTTTCAGATGCGATTATAACTTCATCGTTTATGTATTCCAGCGGAGAATATAAAGAATATACTCAATCGTATTTTGACCCATTCAACAAAAATGTAACATACTCATACAAGACATTCACGAGTGATTGGCCAGTGCTTGGCACAGAGACGAGGTCGTTATTTTTGGATGTCTCCAAAGTTTTGAATTCAGTGAGTATTCCGGATGGAAATTACAAAGTAACTATAGAATTACTAAGAAATATCGTCGGGGACGAGCGACCAACTTCCAATAGAGTTGTTATAGATGAAATATCAAATTCGCGAGACGAAATCGCACTGATTCCAAAAACTCTGAGAGGCGTTTCTTCGACTCTGTCCGACCAATTTGAATTGTTCTCGTCCAACAAAATACCTATAAAGGACATAGCACAAGATTTGTTGGATAGTATATCCGGACCAAACATTTACTCGGCGTATCATTCCGCGGTGGAAATCACACCAATTGGTGCATCCGAATTTAAATTCAACTACGGATTTACATCGCGCATGGTTCAAGTCGCATCCGGGTCCGATACCATTAAAAACTACGGAGCAACCGCAAGAAATAGCGATATGGACGCCGTGGCGTTCGTGACCGATGTGTATTACGGCGTAAAAAAAGGAACCCTTCGCAGCAATGGGCAATACGCCGAGAATGATATTCTTGGAGTGTACGACCAATTTAAAAATTGGCTGCTATTAAATTACGAGGCAGGGGCGAGTCTATCGGAATTGCAAAATTATTATTATGGGCTAGTTAGAGTTATAATAGACCAAGAACTGAATCGCATTACAAATAAGAAGCCAGAAAATTACGATTTAATTGTCGCATTTTTATCAACGATTTATTACAACTTCCTATTTTACCCCCAGTTGGGTAAGATTGAATCAAATTACTCGGAAGACTTGTCCGGATACTTTAAGTTCGTCGTGAATTTGTCTTCCGACCGAGCATATTCTGTTATAAATAAAAAGGTCATATTGGCGACGGACCCGAAGTTTCACGACAAGCTTGTTATCAAGCTGGCCTCCCCCCTTCCAATGGGCGTGTCCAAGGGCGATGAAGTATGGGTAACAAATAACTTTGGGTTCCTTCCAATTGTTCAGAATGTATATTATTTTACACCGCAGACGATAGCTACTGTGCAATTGCGTGGACCTAACTTCTTGGTAAAAATCGAGAATGCGGGCAATTCAACCGAAGCACTGTCGATGTAAGAACTCATAAACGAGAGCGGAAGTCTGTACGACGAGTTGATAGCTAAGGTGGAAAACAAACAACTCGGATTCATCGACAATACTAATTATAGATATTTCTCGGAGTTCGTAAATTTTTCATCCGCAAAGCTGCGCGTGGAAGGGTTTGACTACAAACGAAATCAAATCGGAAATTTGCAGGCCCATATTAGCGATATAGACACGAAACTTCAAAGCAACCCACTCGATCAATTCTATTTGAAAGAAAAGACGGACGCGAACGTCGAGATCGACGGGATAGAGACGTCGATGGATGGCTATGAAAAGTTTCTATATAATAATATTGCGTGGTACGATGTACACTACCAGTCCGCATCGTTGTACGATTCCGACAACAGAAATTCTCTGATAAATAATCTTCCACAATTTGTCGTAGAAGACTATGCCCAGAACCAAGATTATGTTGTATTCGTTGGTATGGTCGGACATTTCTTCGACAATATTTCCCTGCTGGTTAAGCAATTTACAGAAAAAAATAATTATGCAAATTCTCCTAACTACGGAGCATCGCTATCTATAGTGGGAGACATGTTGAGATCGCTCGGATGGGAAACTGAGATGTCACGAGAAAATCTCCCGTTGATATTGGCGTCATTCTCGAAACGAGACTTTGACGTCGGGACGGATTCTTACAATAAAGCAAGAGAATTTTCAGAAGAGGAACGCAACCAGATTATATGGAAGCGAATCCTTAATACTCTACCTTACATTTACAAAACAAAAGGAACCGAAGCATCGTTGACTGCTCTATTCTCATGCTTCGGTGTACCGAAGAATATAATAAAAATAAAAGAATATGGTGGAATACAAGACGCGCACAATTTGTCTGATACATCCCTGCATATAATAGACGAGGTAAAATATGAACCATATTTCAGCGGAAGTGGAGAATATTTCGAACTCAATTGGACGGGCAGTGCAAGAACACTAGAATTTAATTTTTCGTTCGACGACGGTAATGTGAATGACGAAGGTACTGTGTTCAGGTTGGTCAACTGTTCGGGGTCGTGGCTGGTTGGTGCATACAGGGAGCGTGGGACCGACTGGGGAAGACTATTCTTTAGTTTGGACAATGGTAGCGGAAACGTCAAAACGGTGATGACCGGTAAAGCTCCAATATTTGACGGAAACACTTATCATGCAATGATTAGAAAAAACCCAATCTACGCGGGATTTGGTGTTTCCGAAAATGATTTTAATTATCCGGTACGATATGATTTGAAAGTAGAAAAGGCGGGCGACGACCATATCACATTTGCCGCATCTGCCAGTGTGTTTATGAGCGGAAGCTATAACTCCGAGTTTTCGGTTGGAAATTATGTTTATATCGGCAATTATAACCAATCTACCGCGTCTTTGAACGTCGACCCGGAAGCTTTCTTTGGAAACATAGACGATATAAAAATCTGGGAGTCTGCTATTAGCGATAGTAGATTCTCTGACCATACACTTCACCAGAATTCTTACAATCTGGAGTCTCCCGTGCAAATGATTTCCGAGAATTTGTTCAGAATTTCGTTCGAACGCCCGGTAGATTTGTACGATGTATATGGAACAACTCTGAATAATTTGGCTTTTCGGAAAGATTTTCCCACATTTCGAGCGATAAACTTCAAACAGTCTCCAGCTGATTTGTCCACACCGACGGAATGTGCGTCGGTATATGTTAGCACATTCCCGTACCAGTTCACGCGAAAAGATACTAGACAAGTCATGCGACTACCAGATTATGGGTCAAGTAAATTTAGAACTAATAAAATAAATTACGTGGAACAAGAATTGATATCAAACCTATCATCGGACACTCGGTCCTCCGTCAAGTCGAGTGAATTGATATCGGTGGATTCCAATAAACTTGGAATATTCTTTTCTCCAAGTGAGATACAGAATTCCGAGATTATAAAATTCTTCGGAGACTATCCTCTATCGGACTTAATTGGCGACCCGTCGTCCGTATATGAACGCTCATACCAAAGATTTGAGAACTTTCGCCAGATGTACTACGACCAAGGATTTGGAAATATAGATTACCAATTCTTTATGAACGTGGTGAGATTTTATTTCGACAAGGCGATGTTTAAATATATAAAATCAATCATACCGGCGAGAGCTAAACTCGTAGATGGTATATTGATTGAGCCATCCATATTGGAGCGACCGAAGATTCAACTCAAGCCGATGTCTCAAGAAAACATAGGGCAAAAATTTGCGGAGGTTGTGGTGGACAAAACCGTCAATGCTACCAATATATTACAATCTAGTGGAGAGATGCGCACGAATTATTCTGGTATGTCCATTTCTAACGACATAAACCAGACATTTTATCCACTGGACCAAGATCAATTTGGATTTAACGTTTTCTCTTCGGATGGTATCACGTACTATAAAGACGAATATTACAGAGCGGACGTTATCAAAGTTTCTCGTGCGTACCAAACATATAGAGATGTCGCCCTACCGAAATCTCAAGTAACAGACTATGATGTGAGATTTAATTCGAATGGGACATTGCAGACAATCACTCAGTCTTTTTATAAGATAAACATGACAAAGCTTCCGAATATTTCGGAATATCCTATGACAATGTCCATGTCAAACATTGGTAATATATCTGGCTCATTGCATTTCAGTGGCAGTGTTGGATTCTATGGTCCAGCCCGTGGGTGGGGAGACTATCCGATAACATCCAGCCATTCGGTCAAGGGAATTTTATCTGGGTCAAATGTGGCCCTATACGACCCGCGACAAGTGAACTTGCCGGGATTTGTGCAGTCTTATATTTATTCTCCGGGATTAAATATTATTGGCAACTTTGATGGACAATACCCCGTAACTTATTCTGGATTCTTCGACTGGAACTCCGATGGAGCACAGACATTCGAGGGAAATATATACGGAGCAGTTCCCAATATTCATGGGCTAAGTGGTAGCCTATATAATATAAAATTTGTGTCCGAGACCGAGGGCGGTTCCATTATGACTGAATTTTCGAAAAAAACCCAAGGAAATATTTTTGGGCCACTGGGGTCTAATAACTCGTATAAAAAAGAAATAAGTATGGAAAATTATCCAAAAAATGCATTTCTCTTGCATGGATATTTCCCAAATCATTATAAATACGGAAGAAAACAATTCTCGATGAAAGAGATTGCTTCCTATGACGAAGACAATAAAGTTTCTTTTAAATGGAAAAAGAGCAGCCAGAATAAAAAGACGACTGTGGACCCAAGCACCGGACTATTAGACAACAGTGACCCGATAGAAACAAAAACCGTGTAAAACGGTAAAAAAAGTAAAAACTTGTATATTTATTGAGAAAGTAACACTATATGGCGTATATCAACAATGAAATCGTAACCGTCGATGCGACGTTCACAAAAAAAGGCAGAGAATTGCTCGCATCTCGTGGCGGATTGAACATCACCTCGTACGCATTGGGCGACGACGAGATTGATTACCGCCTGTACCAACCAAATCACCCACAAGGGTCCGCATACTATGATTTGGCTATTCGCAATATACCAATATTCGAAGCATTCACCGACGAAACCCAACTGTTAAAATCTAAGTTGGTCACCCTACCAGCCGGGGTTACATCTATTCCGGTGATATCACTCGGACAAAGTTCAATTTACGTGGACAAAGATTACAAGGGTGAAGTTGTCGTGGTACCGTCAACAAATCCGGTCTATAATACCACACTTGGTTATACCGCGATATTATCAAACAAGTCGGTTGGTACGATAATAGGCGAACAGTTGCAGACTGTCACTAATGCGACAATCCCGACATTCATAGGGGACGTTTCGTCAACAACTGCACAGGTTGCGCTGGGGTTGAGATTCAGGTTCGTTCCTAATTCTTCGTTGACTCAAACCATCACAACAACTCTTACTGTGATAGGAAACGAAAGCGGAGGCTCGGTTACAATCCCAGTCACCGTAAATGTTCCGGGAACAACATAATATTTACTCGCATGATTTTTAAAACATTTGAAAGTGGTGACATAGTGGCAGGAAGAACACAACCAGTGTCTACCGGCATGTGGAGTGATGGAGAGACTAGTTGGACCTCGTTCTACACCAGCAGCCGCCAAACGGAGGCTTCCGCGTCTCAATACGAGCCATTGAATGGTCTGTACTATACCAATGTATATGATGCGCCTACATCATCGGTAAGCGCGGACATATACTTTGCCGCGACTTATGGTCATTACGCCGGGTCTGGTTCTTCTGCATTTGATACGGGCTCGTCACAGGGAAGTCTATTATACCCGACGAAAGCAATATACAACCAGTATCGCAATCTACTGCTGTCCCCCGGAGATTCCAGTTTCACTTTTGCTACTACCGATGCGTCCGGAAATCAGACCGGCATCGACTCTGAACAAATCTACGTTATATCATTTCGCACAGCCAAAGTAAAGGACCGACTAGACCCCGGTCAGTTTGAACTAACACTAAGTGGTTCCGGTGGCGTATATGGCGATAAAACAATCACCCTCATCGACGACTCTCGGGACAATCCCGACACTGGTACACAGAGCGGCGGAAAGAGATATAATATAATACAGGGCACAATTTTAGGTGGGGCGACAAAGACTAAGAATTATGAAGGAATTGGAACAATGTATCCCGACTTAGGAATCATAGTATTGAATCCAAATGCACTATCAACCCTAATTGGTCAAGTAGACGGAAAAACTATAAATGACCCAATCAATGGTTGGGGCGGCGGCTTCGCCAGAATGCAAAACTTGTTGTTCCAATCTATAAAGATGGGAGCGGCGGTCAGCGGCAAGGGAATGAAAGCAAGAGTCACTGAGTACGTACCAGCAAGACACTTTTTCGTCCGAGTTAAGAATCAAGAGTATAATTATTCCAATAACCCAACCTTCGTTATATCAGCAAATGATAAACCGACAAATACTCAGGATATCGGAAAATTGAGATTTACTGATTTCTATACAAATCCGAAGGTATACATCACATCGGTTGGATTATACAATGAAAACAACGATTTGGTGGCTGTGGCAAAGTTGAGCCAGCCGTTATTGAAAGATTTCACGAACGAGTGCCTTATAAAAATTAAGATAGACGTTTGATTAATCTCGCAACCGGTCGAGGGAATACTACCGAGTCGGTTATATTTATCTCTATATGATTAAGCAGTTTTCTTCGGGAGATATTACAGTCAGGCCATTTAAGACGTTCAAGCATTGGAACATCCAAAGCGTCGATTCCGCGAGCGTTGATTCATATGGTGCAAGCACATATTACAATAACAAATTGGAGATTAATATTGGAACTAGGCTAAATACAATATTCTATCCATCGGGCAGTCAATATTTCGACTCTGGGTCGGAGTTTATAAATACATCCGGCAAGTACGGGAGAAACGTGCACAGTTTAACGGAAACGATGTTTTATAAAAATAAACAAGACCCACTTCAACTTTTTGGTGTAGAAAGATATAATCAAGATTCGACTGGCCGTCAAGAGGTTCGTAACATACACGACAGAGTGGTCACGGCAACACTCAAACACAATGTTTGGGGAGAAAAAGTTCGACCAAACACCATCGAAATAATAGACAATTCCAACATTCACGAAACATATAAGATATATGACGATGGATATTCTAATTTATTCATAACCGGTTCACACTTTCCGTCCGACGTTAGACTCGGTGGCGTAAAAAATTTAGGCCCAACCCCTTATTGGGATAGCGCATCCGGAGATTTCTACGTTTCGTATAACAACGGAGAAACGGAAAAAGTAAGCGCAGCCGCCGCCAAAGAGTATATGGACATGGGACTTGAGGTTTCATACACTCCTTCCAGTGGGTCTTGGAAATGGGACACCTCCACAAACCGAGATTGCTTTCGCCCGGAAAATGAACATTTCGGGGAATCAATAAGCTCTTGGTATAAATACATAGCGGTTGGGTCATCGATGGACCAATACAGTCTATCGACTGCCAGAATAGGATATTCGGCAATATTTAAATACGACGATGCAATCAGCGCACATCGCCTAGTCAAGAAGTTCTTCTCCCCATTCACTCAGAATGGTCTCGCCGACGAATTAGCTTCGAATAATTCAATTTTAAGAGCACTGGAAAGCGGCGACTTTTTATCTCTGGAAAGCTTGACCAACAGCTCGTCTTATTTTGAAGACACCTTTGGATACTCCGTCGCAATCAGAGACAATTTTTTTGCTGTCGGTGCACCATCCGGGTCTATTTGCGAATCTTCCGGGTCGTATTCCGGGTTTGTGTATGTGTATGATAGATACAAGGGAGGCTCGGACAATTGGGGATTAATCAATATTTTAGAAGGCGGGTCGAACGATGACAGGTTTGGTCACGCAGTTGCCATAGACGGGGACACACTTGCCGTCGGTGCCCCAAATGTTAGCGGAAGTGGCGTAGTATACATATTCAAAAGAAAACGATATATGGACTCGGACTCGTGTTACAATGTGGCTACGAGTTCGTTTTGGCAAGAAGTCTCGGAGGAACAAAACTTCTGTTCCCAACTTGAGACTGAGTTGGTGGATGGCACAAGTTCGTTACTGTGGTCAGAACGCGCCACTCCGACATTTATATCCGGCAATTACACGTGGATATACGAAACATTCATCACGTCAAGTCAAGCACAATCCGGAGATAAATTTGGATGGTCCGTTGAAGTGAGTGGTAACAGAATAGCTGTCGGAACAAATAAAGCCGGTTCCGGTTATGCATCCGTGTTTACGTGTTCGTTCACGAGTGCGTCTATTGGCGCGTGCCCGACAGCGTCATGGACCGAATATAATGTGTTGAGAGGCAACGACTTGTTTGGAGATTTGGACCAAACATCTCCGTTGTATTCTACCGACGTATCATCTACGATAGTCACGGACGGGTTCGGGACCGACGTTTCTATAGACGGAGTTAATTTGGTGGTTGGTTGTCTGGCCGACAAATCTTTCATACCTTACGCCGGATATACAGGAAGTGCATCGGTTCTTGGTTCGGCATACTTTTACCGAGACCAGTATGATGTTTCATGTGAGCGGTGGGCA